ACTGCAGTTGGTACAGCAGGTCAAGTCTTAACATCTCAAGGTACAGGAGCTCCAATATGGGCTGCAGCTGCAGGTGGTGTTTCTACTGATGTCGGCAACGGAGTTGGTTCTATTAATATTGGCAATGGCAATAATGAAATAACTGCTAATGGCGGCACAACCTCAGATTTCCAATGCATTCTTTTGAGAGGTGGTACTTTTACCTTTATCTTCGCAACATTGGCTGGAACCTGGAGAAATATATCAGGCCAAACTGTAGATGGCACTGGAAATGACACCATAGGTCAGAGCGGTGTATTTCAAAGAATTGCATAAATTATTACAATCACACTAAGGATTTCATAAATGACTATTACACTAATTTCCGCAGCTAATCCACAATACGCAAATGCGGAAGGAACAGCAATTTCTCTTGATTGTGAATTTTCACATTTGTCAGGAGAAATTTATTCATTCAGGGCTATGCCAAATGACGTTGAAGCACATGGTCGGGAAGTCTATGCCCGCGCTGCAGCTGGAGAGTTTGGTACCATTGCCCCGTATGTTGCACCACCTCCTGTCATTCCAAAACTTATTACTATGCGTCAAGCTAAATTAGCTTTGCTTCAGCAGGGTCTTTTAAGTTCTGTTAATACTGCAATCGAACAGTCTGATGAAGCAGTAAAGATTGAATGGGAATACGCAACAGAAGTTAAACGCAGTGGTACTTTAGTTCAAGCAATTGCTTCAGGACTTAATCTTACAGAACAGCAACTTGATGATTTGTTTGTTCTTGCAGCATCGCTTTAAAAGGCCAAAATAAAATAACTTATGAGCGAAGATAAAGGCGAAGACGTACCTGCAACGATTGATGAAGTAGAAGATAATCTAAAACAAGTTCTGATCAATCGTAAAGATGATTATACTTATGGTAGAGAAGTTCTTTATACAACAGCCGAGCGTCTTCAAGACATTCTTGACTCTGCAGTTCAAATGGCTCAAGAGTCTGAACACCCTCGTGCTGTTGAGGTAGCTGTTCAAGCTGCTAATGCTCTTGCGGATACTGCTGGAAAGCTCATGCAGCATCATGTTTATGTTGATAAGCTAAATAATCCTAAGGGTCAAGAAACAAAACAGGTAACGAACAATAACCTCAACGTTAAGCTCAGTACAAAGGACCTCTTGGAATTATTGAGCCGTGAATGAAACAATAAACAAAATACATAAAGATGAATTCAACTCTTCTTACGAAGGTTGGCGCATCTTTGGTGATCATTATTATAAAAGCAAAAATGATCTTATAAAAGATCTTGCTTCAAAAAGATTTAACGCAAACGCTCCTACTGAAGAAACACATCCACATCTTTTTGAAAAGAACCCAACGGGTGCTTCACATTATTTAGGTAACCCTAGTATCAAAGCTGCTCACGTTGACATTGAATACACAACTGAACAGCTGCAAGAGTATAAGAGATGTAAAGAAGATCCAATTTACTTTGCTGAGACTTATGTTCGAATAATGTCTGTTGACTTTGGTTTAATACCTTTTACTCTTTGGGAATTCCAAAGAGAAATGATAAAAAACTTTAGAGATAACAGATTCAACATTTGTAAGTTACCAAGACAGGTAGGTAAATCAACCACATCTGTTGCTTTTATTCTTTGGTATTCTCTTTTTAATAATGGTAAAGTTATCGGTATCTTAGCTAACAAAGGTGAACTAGCTCAAGAGATTTTAGGAAGACTTCAACTTGCTTATGAGACTTTACCATTCTGGTTACAGCAAGGTTGTTTTACTTTTAACAAAAAGTCAATGAGTCTTGAAAATAATTCTAAGATTATTGCAACAACATCTTCAGGTTCTGCTGCTCGAGGGATGTCATTCTCTCTCATCTTCTTAGATGAGTTTGCTTTCGTACCACCAGAGAATGCAGAAGATTTCTTTAGATCTGTATACCCAACGATTGCCTCTGGTGCTGATACAAAGATGATTGTCGTATCAACTCCTAAAGGAATGAACCATTTTTATAAGATGTGGATGGAAGCAAAAGAAAGACGATCTGCTTTCAAACCCATTGAAATTAACTGGTGGGATGTTCCTGGTAGGGATGAAGAATGGAAAGAGAAACAGATCTCTAATACATCTGAAGATCAGTTCAGGCAAGAGTTTGCTTGTGAGTTTATTGGATCCGCATCAACACTAATCAGTCCTACTAAACTTAGTACAATGTCATACATCAAACCAATGAGAAGGCAAGATGACATTGACTTTTATGAAGATCCAAGACCAGGTCATCGTTATCTTATTACAGCTGATTGTGCCAGAGGTTTAAGATTAGATTATTCAGCTTTTGTAGTGATTGATGTAACCTCACTTCCTTATAAAGTTGTTGCAAAGTTTAGATCTAATTTAATTACACCTCTTATCTTTCCACAGTTCTTAAACAACATCGGTAACTACTACAATAAAGCTTGGTTATTAGTTGAAGCTAATGATGTTGGCGCACAAGTAAATGAATCTTTAGTTTATGAACACCAATACGAAAATCTTTTAAAGACAGTTCAAAAAGGCAGAGCTGGTTTTGTTCTTGGTAGTGGTGCTAATGCAAGAAATGGTGTTCTAACTTCTTTTGCTGTTAAAACAAAAGGTTGTTCAAACTTTAAATCTCTTATTGAAACAAATCGTCTGATTGTAGAAGATTATGACATTTATGTTGAGATGACAACCTTTACAAGAAAAAATGATAATGCTGAATCAACATTTGCTGCTGAAGCTGGTACTAATGATGACCTTGTTATGTGTATGGTATTGTTTGCTTGGTGTGTTCAATCTGAGTATTGGAAAGAGCTGACTAATACAAATCCCTCTGACTCTATCTATAGACAAAAAGTAGCTGAAGAAGACAATGAATCTATGCCTTTAGGATTCATTTCTTATACTGATATGAAACAACAGTTTAGAGAATCAGGTGATCTTTGGACTGTTGTAGCTGGTCCTGAAGATGACCCTTGGTATGATACTAACTCTTTGGATAAATGGTAATCTTATATTTCCCGGAGGGGATGTAGATAAGAATCATCTGAATCAGATATTCTGATTATAGGAAAAAATCTTAGTATTTTATGCATTTTTAAAAAATATTTTTGTAAAAATGCAAAGTAATAAATAAATCAAAGTTCAATAGAACTCTCTGGAGAAAACCATGGCAAAATATACACTCTCTTCTGACACTCTTACAATCTCCCACATTAGGGCAGATGATGTTTTAGTCGGAAAGAAATCACTTATTGATTCCGATTGGGTTAACAACATTGTAACCGAATCAGGAGTTCCAGGTAACATTAGCACCAACACTGCAAGCATTACAGCATTGCAGACATCAGTTGCTACTAATGCTACCAACATTACGGCTTTACAGACATCAGTTGCTACCAATAGCACAAACATTGCTACAAATACTACTAACATTGCTACAAATGCTGGTAATATTACTACGTTGCAAGGTTCTTTATCAACACTGAATACAACCGTTGCATCAAATAGTTCATCCATCACTACGTTACAGACTAGTGTAGCATCACTTCAAACTGATCACGCTACGTTAACTACTAGTCATGGAACACTTCAATCTGATGTTACTGCATTGCAAGCTGATGTTATTCAAAATACGGCAGATGCTAATACTAACGCAACTGACATTTCCAATATTAAAACATCATTAGGTTATGCTGTTGCTTTAACTACAACAGCAACAGACACCAACTCAGCTGTTAATGAGTTAGATGCAGAGATTGGGTCAACGGCATTGACAACAACGGCTACAACTCTGAGAGATGCAATCAATGAACTGAAAGCAGTAAATGACTCACAAGCATCAACCATTGCAGTTCAAGCTGCTCAGATTGCTACGTTGCAAACAGATTTAGCAGCACTGCAAGCTACAGTTGCTGCTCTGACATTGAACAGCTTGACTGATGTTACAATTGGTGGCGCAGTTAATGGTCATGTACTGACATACAACGGCACTGGTTGGGTTAACCAATAATAAAAGGAAATAAAAATGTTTGATTCAGATAACATTTCAATTGCCACAAGAGTTGAATCCTGCGATGGCATTGATGTAACATACAATTTAAATTCTGTAGGTGAAGCTGTTTGGAAAGTTTGTATTAACTCAGCTTGGTTGCAATCACAAATTGATGCAAGATTTGCAACTTTAAATACCACGGCATTGGATAGAATTGATACTTTAGAAACAGTAACTGGTGTTTCAGGCGCTGCCGGAAGTTCAGGTGGTTCAGGTTCAGGCGGCTCAGGTGGTTCAGGTTCTACAAGTGGTACTAATACCATATCGATTGCTCTTGCCACCGGACAAACCAATCTTGGCAGCGAAGTTGTTATTCGCTGGAGTATAATTGGTCTAGATGGTAGAAAGATCTTATCTCGCAACATGAGTCAGAAACTACCAGCAGGCTCTGTTGTTGAACGCATTGCCCATTCATTAGCAACATCTATAATCGGTTCTGAAGCAGCTGCAAGTTATATTGCCGGCGCAGCAAGCACCGCAAACACTGTTACTGTTACGTGGATATCTGATGCTGGTTTCTCAATAACAGCTGAAGTTATCACTGGTAACGTAGCTATCACAGTCGCCTAATTTAAGGAGTAAAACAAAATGGCTTTTCTCGTAAGTCCTGGTGTTGAAGTCAAAGAAAAAGACCTCACCAACATTATCCCCGCGGTGTCTACTTCGATTGGCGGCTTTGCTGGCGTGTTCCAGTGGGGTCCTGCTCTTGAAGCAACAACTGTTTCT